CATTTGAAACTCTTGAGATAACAAAGAATAAAGTCCACCTAGTGCAGCTTCAAGCTCCTGGGATAACATCCTTATCTCCTCTGCTGTTACTCTTTCTGCATCTCTTACTACTCCACTGTTCAACAGGAATGCCTGTGACAATCTATCACTGATTCCATTCATTACTGACTGTGCAGTTCTGAAGTCATTGAACTTGTTAAGTTGTAGAACAGATACATCTCCTTCCGACCCTTGTACTATAGCACCGTTAGGAGATTCAGATAATGTCTTAGCCCTAGTAGTACCGTTAGGATTGACCATGAACAACACCTTAGCTGCTGCTGCACTACCCTCTACTATAGCTTTAGTAAGAGCTTCCAAAGACTTCAAGTCTCCAATGTACTCCTCTACAAATCCTCTACCGTAGTCCTCACCATCTATCCTTGTATATCTAAGTGGTAGGAATGGAGTCTTTTCTATTGGGTATCTACCTCTGGATTCTTCTATTACAATTCCTTTTACATCCTGTTGTACTACAAATTCATTGCCTTCTCTTACAACAGAAGTATAAAGATCACAGCTGTTTTCTTTCTCTTGACGATATACCTCTTCTCTTACAGACTCAGGTAACATCATTGGAGCAACAGTTTCTTTGATAGCTATGTGTGTTACATTCCCCATTGGGTCTCTTTTTACTACATAACGATCCAGTCTGAATACTCTCATACCACCATCATCAGGTAAGTATAACAATGTATTTCCTGTCACTAATAAATTCTTTAAAGCTTCAAAAACTCCTACTCTAAATGCTTCAACTTCTACTTCTTGAGATACACTTCTTTCTACATCTGCTAATGCTTTCTCTAAGTCAGATCGTAACTGCTCTCCTCCCTCTGGTCCTAGCTCCTGCTTTGCTTTATCTAATTCATACCTGTCAATAACAAGACGAAAGAAAGGTGCGTTAGGTGGTAACAAAGCTAAGAGTAATTTAGATGCTAGGTTATTAACTCCTCTAGCTCCTACTCCTTGATATGGTGTGTAGTACTTAGTAGCGTGACTATGACCATCAGGTGGCATAATGTAAGGAATAGTCAACTCAGATGAGGTTCTACCTCTATCCAAGAAAGACCACCTTTGGTTCTCCAAGCTACTGTATAGCCCCTGAGCTGTCTCTTGCATTATGTAGTAAGAGTAAAGGCAGCTGTCTCGTATAAGGTCGCATCGGAAGAATCAGCAGAAGTAATAGCAATGTACAACTTCTTATCGGAGGTATTGAAAAACAACTCTCCTTTTGTAGCTTCCTTCTTAAACTTATCCTCGTCCCCTGCCGTATCGCCAGTCTTAATAGCAATAACAAAGTCCTTCTTGTGTAACTTATTGTAAGCCATGACTACTTAGCTTGTGGTTGCCGCACCGATGCAAGGAGAGGAAGGGCGAAGGCGAAGGTCACCAGTTGATGTATCTACATATTTTGGGTCGGCATATACATTATCTGTACCACCACTTGTATGACTTGTGCTGTTCATTTGATGAATACAGCAGTTAGTACAATCAGAAGTATCTATCGCACTTGCGGCTATAGCACTTGCAGTATCTGATGCAAAAATTGTGTTTTTTATTGTGAGAGGAGTCGTTCCGCTAGTAATACCATTTGCTGAAACACTTGAGCATTTAATGAAGAACGAACAAGCATCGACTGATGTGTTACCAAATTTGTTTCCGAATAGAAGACTGCTTCCACTATAGTCTAAACAAAAACTTGAGTTTGTAATGCTTATAGCAGCATCATTACTATAGGAGTAAATTGCACCCAATCCACTTTTAGTCGATGAGGAAGTGTCGATGTGCTTTATATTATTTAAGGTTGTTACTGTGCTATTAGAAGAGTGATTAACCATATATGTGAGGTTAGCCGATGCAAAACCTTCAACTTTAAAAGTATCGGTAGTGCTTGATCCAATTTTAATATAACTTGTACCTACCAAATACGCACCGTGATCATTAAGACTTTTAAAAGTCATGTCTGCCGCCCCACCAGCATCCCACGTTTCAGTCCCAAGGTTGTAAGTACCATCTAAGAATAAAATAGTACCTCCATTACCAGCATCTGTTTCTGCTGAACCGAGTGATGAATAAGCGTAAGCGTTTGTAGCACTTGTTCCGTCTGCTGAACCTTGTGCTGTTGGTGCGATATATACTGTTGCCATGATATTAGTTACTTAAGATTGGGTTAAGCGATAGAGCCGCCTGAGATTAATAAAGGTGCTGGGTTTGCTCCAATGTCTGGAAGGTTAAAACCTTGTCTAGTTGGTAGACCGTTTACCCCTTTTGTATCGGAGTCACCGCTGATAACAGAGTAGGTAACACCGCTAGGAGTGACTGCTTCAATGTCAGGCTCATCCCCATCTTCCTGTACACTGAATCCTTTAGCGAATGCGAGCCTACTTGAGGGTGTATTAATATAAACATTCGCACCTTCCTTGGTCACAAAATCCAAGTTACCATCGCCATCCGCAATAACCATGACGGTAGCTTGGGGATTATCTATGACCTTAAATGATTGATTTGGAAAAGCTCCGATGTGTGGATTATCCGTGCCTCGGAGTGCGGTGGTGAGTGGTGTTTGAACATCCGCAGTAGCAGCTTGGAATGAGCAAGTGCCGTCTCCATCTTCCCTCAAGAATTTAACTCCACCTGTTTCGCCTGTACTTAAAACTGCTGTACCTTCAACTGCTGTACTAATACCTGTTAAATTAGAACCATCTACTGCTGGCAATTGAGCTGAACCATTTAACTGCACAACATTGTTTGCACTTGTCCCTACATCTAAAGCTGCGGATGTGCCTAAATCACCTGGTTGAGTAGCACTATCAGCTAAAGCACCTTGAGCAGCAGTTGCGTAATCGGAAGAATCAAAGTCTTTTACCTGTGAAAGGTTTGTTACCTCGGAATCCATTAATGCTCCAGCTGCTTCTACATTAGTTGCGTTAGTTACATCCGCACTTGCCTCGATTCCATCCAGCTTAGTCTTATCGCCATCTACGAATGCTCCTTCGGATGGTTCAGCTTGCAATCCGTTTAAGTCTGATGTCTGAACAGGTGCAAGAGACATTAGGTTAGTAGCTGTTACTTTCTTTGTTGTTGGTGTACCTGCTACATCGTCAACTATTGCTAGAATATCTGCACCTGCTGGACTAGGTAGATCGGTAAGTTCTGTAAATTTCTTGTTAGCCATTTTATTATTTTTATTATTCTACTGGTTCAAATAGCAATATCTCTTCTTGTTCAGTCATCATAAACTCTCCTTGCTCTGTTTGTAAAGCGTTATCAACTGTGCTGTCAAAACCATACAAAGCTCCGAAGACAGGACGGATCAAGTTATTAGGAAGAGGTATGATCTCACTAGGTTTCTCTAGCTGATCTGTGAATATCAAAGACATTATAAATTATAATGACTCTGTAGTTCCTGTTGCGTAAACGCTGTATGTACCGTCAGTCCTTGCAGATAGATTAGCTCTTATCTTTTCATAGTGACCGTGATCATCTCTGATCATTACAGCACCGTCAGCTGTTACATCTTCAGAATGTATTACATACCAAGCACCACCTATGTAGGCTTCGATGTCTACTGTACCTCCTGAAGTTACGGATGAAGAAGCAATAATAAAGGTCCAACCCTTAGAACGCTCTACTGAGAATGAACTGCCAGCCCCTGTTGAATTAACAGCTGATAGCAGAGTCTTTTTTGAGAGTGTGCGAAGCATAGTATTATATAGTTATAGTTAATAAAAGTTAAGACATGTAAACACCAGTGCCGCCTGTAGCTCCTCCAAGTGTAGGTCTAGCTGAACGCTTTAACTGTGCCTGTGCTCCTCTTCTTTTCTTAGTAGGCTGTGTTTGTCTAACAGTCTTAGGTGCTTCAGCAACAGGAGGCGGAGGAGGCGGTGGTGCTGGAGGAGGAGGAGGAGGTGGAATGTTAGGTGATGACATGCACATGGTCAGTCTTTTGTTAAAATGTTTTCTTGAAGCTGTTCGTTATAAGTTTGTCTAAGGAATCTAATTACAGACACTTGTCCACTTTTAAACCAAACATCTTTTTCTGAGTTCGTCAAGTCAGGACATTTGTCAGGAAATAATTCTTCTAATCTTTTAACAACAGCCTCACTTATCATAGGCATTAGTTGATCTTCTAGGTTATTCATCAGGGTCTATGTTAGTCCATATGTATATTGGTGTCATCTCTCCTACATAAGCACATCCTATATTGAAGTCAAAGTATTCTATAGCTTCCTCCATTTCCATGCCATCCTCCATTAACTTCTCTAACATAAGTTCTATAGCATATACATACTTACCTTGTTTATAATCTACACCTATAATAGCTTCATCAAATCCATCAGCTTTTAAAGGTTCACTCTCTTCTTTTATTGGTGCTATCATGTGTAACTCCTATCATCGAGTTCATCAGGTAACTTACCCATTCTTATCATATCTTCTGTCCAAAGGAAAGCACTAGCATTCCAAAGGATAGCACCTGCATGATCTTCTGATTCATCTCCTTCACTTAATGCTAACAGATGTCTACTCATACTATCTATTAATCTACTTAATGGGAATCCGTTGTGCCAGTTGTTGTCTCCGTACATTTTCCCTCCATCTTCAAATCGTTTGGCAAGGGATCGAATGGCGATTGGAGGAATAAGGCTGAATCGTCCTCGTCCAGTAGCCCTGTCACGCTGTGCACCTGTGTCGTAATTCTCCTTTTGTCCGCTGTTTGGTAGTTCTTTGGTGTCCATAGTTTTGTTATTTGTTTTTGTTTTTTATTATATTGTTCTTTTCTTAATAGCCTAGCCATCCAAGCATTGATTAAAGCATCCTGTTCTGTTTGTCCCTTCTTCTCGTACAAAGCAACAACAGATTCCCAAGTGTATCCGTTCTCATCTAACCATCTCTCA